CTTCTTTTCAATCTTTTCCTTGAGCCTTTGCCGAGCAAAGGCCACCCGCTCTTTCCCTCTTTTTGTCCTCGTGGCCCACATATAGTCTTTCCAAGCACGTATGGGTTTACGCACCGGGGGTTCATATGGACCAAGATTCCATGTCGCCCTCACGACGACCTCTGCTATCTCCTCGTCCTCCACTAGTAAGGTGCATTCGGAGCCTGGTTCGACCCTAACCATCTTTTCGTGGAACCCGCCTTCCGTCCTCGGCATGATAGGCGCCTCATAGCCTGTCCTTCTTTTCTCCCAAGAAATAAGCTTTCTCGGAATTGTGACATCCGCTGGTATACGGATGCCCAACTTATACATTGACCGCCCTGTTGCAAAGATTGATCGCTGTACACGAAAGAGGTATAGCCTGAAAGCCCTTCGCCTCAGGAATTTTGGGAGCCTCCCAAACATTTCACTCATTCCGTTCCCCAACTCCAGTGGATCTGGAGCCAGGAAACTACCCATCCGGACAAATCCTATTTCGTTAAAATTTCGTGAAAAGTAGGTCGAATTTATCGTGAGGAAGCGGCAGCTGGCTGCTGTCTTCTTCTCGTTCAGGACAAACCCTAAATCTTTCACAACCTGACGATACGTTTTTATCCACCGGGCAGACGCCTGAACCACAAGGTCATCACCATTTATCATCCGGGGGGGGCTTTCGCCTACTATTCTGTCGACCCATGTAGAGGCAAAAAAGTTTTGCATGCACAGCAAGGGAAAGCTTAACAGGCTTCCCATCAACTGACCAGTAGTCGGTACCACCAATTCCCCGTCAAAACTGATGCTCGGACGAAGTGACTTCTTCGCTTCGGAAAAGAGAGGTTGTAAGGAAGGACTCGACTTCCATGCTAACTCGTCTAAAACGGCCTCAGCGACTTCAATTGGTAAATTGTCTGTAGCAGCCTCGAAATCGGCGGAAAAATAGAGCTTATTGGCTTTAAACCCTGCTTTTTCCATCTTCATCTTTGTCGGCGGACCACGCAACAACCATTTCTTTTCACTGATTTTGTTATATAAAAGTTCATGGAGAGGTTTTAGCAAAAGGTAAGAGGGGTGGTTCTTAATCAACGGACGTGGTTTGCCCGCATCTTGCGCTACCATAAAGTTCGGTTCGTGAACAAGTTCTCCGGTTGTTAACCCATCATAAAACTCATCTCGTCTACCAGCCCAATATCCGTAACTACCACCTTCCTTACGTGAATTCAAGGTACTCGAAGTAAGTGGGGGAACAACCTCGAAGTTTCATTACGTACATGGCTCAGGTAGCCCTCAGGTAGAAGTTTGGGAGGAGCCGTTAATCTGGCCTTCAACTGTTCCGCCAGTGTTGAACCCATGCAGTCACAGGACTTTGGGAAACACTTCGGTACTGAGTTTAAGGAAGCGCAGAATGACAACTCTCTCTCCCAAGAAAGAGAAGGAAAAGGGTGCTGGCCACCCAAAAGTTGAATTAGTGGAGCAGAACAAAACTTCTTCCATTGCGTCATCA